CTTTGGCTGGACTACCGCTTACGCCTTGCTGCCCGAATCGAATGGTTTTTACCTTATCACCCTCTTTAGCCACTACAACATGGCTTTTAGTAGGATGACTAGGTGTTTTCTTTGGCTTGTTATAGCCAGCCACGCCCATCTTTTCAAATAGGTTTGCAGCTTCTTTTAGCTTCATTTCTTGTAGCGAGCGTTCTTAGCAGCTTCGCTAATAGCAATAGCAATTGCTTGCTTTGGATTCTTAACGACCTTGCCACCCTTGCCAGAATGTAGAGTTCCTTCTTTGAACTCTCCCATTACTTTACCGATCTTGGCTTGCTTTTTGGTCATTTTCATTTTTTAGGCTTCTTTGCTGTTTTTGCTGCCATCTTAAAGTCTTTAGCACTAGGAGCTGCTTTGCTTCCTACTTTATTCATCTTCTCGCCAGATCCTTCAGCAATACGCTTCCTCTTGGCTGCGATGTTCCCGTAAAGACTATTCTTCATCTTCCATCTCCATCTCACCTTCCATTTCTTCTTCGCCAATAGCTTCCCAGGCATCACAGCCTTTTTCGCCAGAGCATACAAAGTCGAATATGTCGCAATGTCCCATACCTTTAGGTACACCGCAATCGGATAGATCAGTATTGAAGTATTCGCAAGCCTTACACTTGCCTTCGCCATCCTTCTTTTCGCCATAATTGGCTGTCAAGACGGCTTTTTTCATGTTGCCTTTGTTAATGTCTTTATCAATTGTAGATAAAGGGCAAGATGTTTTATCTTCTGCCAGTAAACCGCCTTCTTCCTTGTGTCCCATTTTAGGCTTATCGCCTAATAGACCAATCATAATTGTAGTTTTTTCTGGCTTCATATAAATCTCACGAAATTTTAGGCAAAGGTTTCCTAGCGAAATTTTACTATATTTTTAAACTGTCAAGTAAATTTATTTGCTTTCAAACCAAACATGGTATAGCTCTGGAATATTGGCTTTAATCCATGTCTTTGCTTCTTCGTCATTCTTACGATTATCCATGCCGATAGTCTGGCTGCCTACATGGTGTACATAAGACCGAGAGATATAGTTTTTATATCCATTGGCGCTGATCTGCAAACATTGAATATCGTCTGAGTACCAATTAATCGGCATATAGTCCACCCAGGCTTCTCTAGAGATAATGCCAAATAGCGGAGATAAAACATCATACTGAATAGCCTGGCCTTCTTCTACAAACTTAACGCCATTGCGATACTCTCCAGCATCTCGAATATTCTGCAATCCACGAACATAATCAGCTCTGCTGCATAGCCAGCCTAATTCGTGGTTTTTTAACAACACTTTATCTTCCATTAGAAGATCAAAGCTACTAGGGGTTAATACTATGTCATCGTTTGCCACAATGATCTCAGGGAACATCTCAAACGCATAGCGCACTACATCGTTATAGGAGTCCCCGTAGTTTGCGCCATTGTTAGGTAGATTAATTGTATTGTGCCTAGGAAGCTCTAAATCGCTCCCAGAGATGATTACTGTTACTTCCTTTGGCACATACGCATCTATTGATGCAAGCATGACAGGGAGGCATTTAGCCGTCTTGGTTGCTATAACTATTGCAAGATTGGCATACGAATCGTTCATTCATTCCTTCGTTATAAGATTGGATAATTCCGTCTTTAGTCGTTTTTTGGAACTTGCATTTTGAGCAAATCCGCATAGTGATTTGACTTGGTTTTCTTGTCCAGTTCGTGCTGGAGTCGTTTCTTTGCATTTTGTAAGTCTACTTCTAGCCTGTTAGGTGAAATTCTCAGAGCATGGGCTAACTGTCCTGTAGAAGCGTAAGGATGACTTACATATCTCATTTTAAGCACCCTTCTTAATTCTAAGGGTAATCCCTTAATTGCTTGCTCAATGAGATCCCCGTCTACATGGTCTGGCTCATAGTGTGGCTCAGACTCAGAATAAATGTTCCCCAGTTCTGGGATATAGTTCTTTTCAAAACTACGACAAGTTGTATCAGGCTGCGGAGCTACTGCCCCGTAACAAACATACCAAGCCCAGTTTTTTAGCCGTTCTTCCATATTGTCATTTATTTTTTAATGATTTATTGTATTATATTCAATATCTTAAAGCAAAGGCATATATGGCTGGCTATCATTTAACGGATGAAGAATGGATTGAGTCTTGGAATAAGATCGGCAGTCCAGCAGAATTTGGCAGAGTAAACGGAATAGCAGTTAGGAATGTAATGGCAAGGCGTAGATCTATCGAAAGTAGACTAGGCATTAAACTTGAAACATTTGCCAGCCAAAACCCAGCATACGCAAAAAAGATTGACCAGACTCCAGGCCATGTACGCAGAGGCATGGATATTGAAAAAGGCAGAGTAATCGTTTTCTCAGATGCTCACTTCTGGCCTGATGATACAGCTACCGCATTTAAAGCGCTCTTAGAGATGATTAAAGAGTTTAAGCCTACCGCTATTGTCTGTAATGGAGATGCGCTAGACGGAGCTAATCTAAGTCGTTTCCCACGCCAAGATTGGAATAAAGTTCCTACAGTAAAAGAGGAGCTAGATGCTTGCCAGTATTTCTTAGGTGAAATTGAATCTGTAGCACGAGGCGCTAAACTTTTCTGGCCTATGGGCAATCACGATCAACGCTTAGAGATGACAATTATTGCTAACTTGCCATCATTTGAAGGTGTGCGAGGAACTAGCCTAAAAGACTACTTCCCAATGTGGAGTCCTTGTTGGTCGTTCTGGGTAAATGAAGATACTTGCATTAAACATCGCTGGAAAGGTGGCTGGACAGGAGGCCGTAACAATGCCGTTAATTCTGGCGTAAACATGATTACAGGCCATACCCATGTACTTAGCGCTATTCCATTTAATGACTACAACGGCACTCGCTGGGGTGTTCAAACTGGAACACTAGCAGATCCAAATGGGCAGCAGTTCGCCTATACGGAAGATACGCCTAAAGATTGGAATAGTGGCTTTGTAATGTTGAGCTTTGAAAGAAGCAAGTTATTGCAGCCTGAGATGATTCGAGTCTGGGGCGAGGATGAAGTAGAGTTCAGAGGAAAAATACATACAGTATGAGGCTAAATGCAGAGGTCGTTAAACACCTCTACACATCTCTCTATTGTTGCTATCCATTTACTAAGTGGAGGATGCCTCTACCAGAAGAAATTGAGTTTATCGTTACTCCAGATCCAGAGTTAATGGGTACTTACTTGTACGATACTGGCGAGGACTACGAGCATACGATTACTATCTCATCTGGCAGATGTGGGCATTACTACACAATGCTTACCACTCTAGCGCATGAGATGGTACACATGAGCTTCCATAGGCAAAAAGGCGATAAGTGGATGCTGCATGGTAAACAGTTTAGAACTAGATGCCTTATGGTAGCCAATGAACTAGGATTAGACGGCCTAGAGCTTTAGTGATTGCCTGGCAAACAAGAGTGTCCGTCTATACGGCCTTTAAGGACTACATTCTCATCCTGTAGCTGATTAATTAGCTTAATTGTTTGATACAGCACATCCCCATCTTTACCAGTTATTACACGAGTCGTAAATAAGTTAATAAGATTGTCTATTACGATATTATTGTTCATGCTTTTCTCTTTTGGCTATCTCACGCTCAATATACCATTTTGCTTTGCGTAGATCCTCAATTGCATCCAGTTTAAGATCGCATCTCCAGATATACTTTAAAGCGTTCCCAAGATTGAATCCCATGTGTTCTGTTATCTGTATACATTCGATACCACTCTGATGCTCGGTATAGTGCTTTGGATGGTTTACTGGATCGTTCATAATATATCCTCTAGCTTTAGTCCTTTAATCAATAACGCTTTACGCATTTTTCTCATAGCGCTCTCTAGTATCTCAGCTACACGCTGCTTACTTACGCCCTCTATTTCTGCAATTTCAGCTAATGTCATCGGCTCGTTCACTTATTCCCCTTTCCCAATTTCTGATCGACTCGCTCCAAGAGCCACGCATAGGTAACTTCCCATTTATCTTCAAAACCTTTTGTACCCAATCCGTGAACACCAGAGTTTCCCCTATGGTGTTCTGGGCATAGTGGCAAGATAGGGGATGTAGCCCGTTTAGTTCCAAACCTACGCACATGATGGAGTTCTGCCTCTGAGCCTTCAATCCCAAGGACTTCGGAACAGAGAATACATCCGAGCCTTGCAATCTTATCAAGTGCGATCTTTTCATTTTTAGTTGCCATTATTTAAAAGTAATCCAGATGGAAAAAGCCAAGGAGCATAGGATAAATATTCCAAAGTAGTAAGGCATATCGTTCATTGCATTGCCCTGTCTATATTGCGATTATTAGCGCTTTCAGTACGATAGATTTCTACTGTAATCTTTGCTGATTCCATTTTCCACTTTAACTCTACTTCTGCCTCTTGTGCTATTTTTATTGCATCTAGTAAAGCTATGTAGTCTGGGTGTGCCTTTGCATCCATTTCTTTTCCAGCAATACTAGACTCTTTAGAGTCCTTCATAAGCAATGCCAGCTTAGACTTCAAAAACGCCTCTAGATAAGATCTATCTGCTGTTGCGCTTGCGAGGAGTTTTGAGTTTTCCCAGATAAAATCTCTTGCTTTTGTTGCGGATTTTTCATCATTTGCCATTGTCTTGTCATT